TCGAGGACTGGTCGGGCGTGAAAGACGCGGAAGACAAACCCCTGAGCTTTGACGAGGACAACCTGCGCGCCCTCTGCCGCATCCCCGGCGTGGCCTCGCTGGCGTTTCGCACCTACCTGGTGGAAGTGGGCGCCAAGGAAAAAAACTGAGTGCGGTGGCCCGCAGCGCAGCCGAGTCCACCAGCCATGAAGCAGCACCCCCCGAACCCGGCAACGCCTGGGCCGGCGCTCTGGCCGGCCTGGGCCTGCAGGCCGACGATGCCGCGCTCGAAGTGGTCTACCTCTGGCCCGACAACCTGCGCGCGTGGGGCTGCTGGCAAGACGTGCAAACCCAATGGCGGGTCGGCATGGGCGGCGCCACTGGCCTCGATTACGCGGGCGTGCGCGCCTACCTGGAAGAGGCCGAGCTGGGCGAAGAGCGCCGCGACGTGTTTGCAGGCATCCGCGCCTGCGAGCGCGCCACGCTGGAGGTGTGGGCCGAAAACCGCAGAAAAGAAGCAACCTGAGGCCGTAGGCACATGAGCACCACCCAAGTCGGCATCAAGCTCACGCTCGAAGGCGCCGCGCAGGCCGAGGCCGGGCTCAAGCGCGTGCAGGGCGGCATGGCGCAAATTGGCACCGCCGCTGAAAGCATTCGCGGCGCGCTGGGCGGCCTGGCGGGCGCTTTTGCGGGCGCCATCAGCGTGCGCGCCTTTGTGCAAGCCGCCGATGCCGTCACCATCCTCAACAACCAGCTCAAGCTCGCCACCGGCAGCACGCAAGCCGCCGGGCAGGCCTACAGCGCCCTGTTCGAGATTGCCCAGCGTTCTCGCGTCAGCTTCACCGAGCTGGGCAGCACCTACGCCTCCATCGCCCGCGCGGGCGAGTCGCTCGGCCTCAGCCAGCAGCGCCTGCTGGGCGTGACCGAGGCCATCGGCAACGCCATGACCATCAGCGGTGGCAGCGCCGCTGGCATGCAGGCCGCCCTGATGCAGCTGGGGCAAGGCCTCTCCAGCGGCACGCTGCGCGGCGAAGAACTCAACAGCGTCATGGAGCAAACGCCCCGGCTGGCCCGCGCCATTGCCGACGGCCTGGGCGTCACCACCGGCCAGCTGCGCGCCATGGGCGCGGCTGGGCAGCTCACCGGCGAGCAGGTCATCAAGGCCCTGGAGGGCCAAGCCAAAGTGCTGCGCGGCGAGGTGGCAGACGCCACCCTGACCGTCGGCCAGGCCATGACGCAGCTGCAAAACGCCACCATCAAAACCGTTGGCGAGTTTGACAAAGCCAGCGGTTCCAGTGCCGCGCTGGCTAGCGGCATTTCTGATCTGGCCAGTGTGGTCAGCACCATGGGCCGCGCGTTTTCGGAAAACGAAGCCGCCATCAAAACCACCCTGGGCGTGCTCGCGGGCGTTGGCACTGCCGCCGCCATTGCCCGCACCGCCACCGCCCTGGGCGGCCTGGCGGCTGGCGTGGGTGGCGTGGCCGGGGCCGTGGGCGCTTTAAAGCTGGCCGTGGCCGGGCTCAACCCCGTCACCCTCGCCTTGCTGGGCCTCACCGCCGTGGCCGGTGGCGCCGCCGCTTACGACAACCACTGGCGCGGCACCGCCGAGGGCATCAAAGAAACCATCAAGCAG